TATATTGGCCATCTTTTATCTTTTAAATTTTAATTTAGGTTCTGTAGAACTACAGAGCGATACAAAATTCTATGAATTTCTTGCCGTGGGGTACATTGGCGGCACGATACTAGTTGGAATATTATGTTTGTTATTGGCTAGGCCGATCACTTATATTTTGAGAGTTCCAACTAAACTGTATGCGTTTATCATAGCGGCTTTGATCATATGGTCTTGCTATCAGGTAACACATACCTACAATGACATTCTAATTCTAATAATATGTTCGGTTATTGGCCTACTTTCCAAGACACTGCACATCAATAGACCTGCTATGTTGTTAGGCTTTATACTATTTGAAAAAATTGAAGCCTTGACATATCAAACTGTTGGATTGTATAATGTTAGTACACTTATACAACGACCAATTTTTTTATGTTTGGTAATATTAATTGGTCTTGCAATTTGCTATGGAATTAGGTATATTAATAACAATGTTAAAAACAAGGAGAAATAAACATGAAGAAAATGTTCAGTATGTTATCTGCACTTGTGATCACTACATCATTAATGATAGGATCTGCAATGGCTGATTATAGATTGATAATTCCAAGTCCACAAGGAACTGGAACAAGTATTTGGGGGCAAACAGTTGCCGCTGAACTTGAAAAATATCTTGGCGAGAAAATTATCGTTGAGCATATCAAAGGTGCCAAAGGTAACCTTGGATTGAATACGTTCAATGAGAAATACAAAGGCGACAAGAAAACAATAGTACTTGCACACGGCGGTAATGCTGATGCTTGGCTTATTGAAGATGTTAAATGGAGTTTCTATGACTGGGATCCAGTATTGATTCAACCATACAACATTACAACCACTATTAAGAAAGACTTTGATTGGCAAAACGAAACATTAAGTCTTGCAGATTGTGGAGGTTGTGTGCCTGAAACTTTAGCATGGGCAGTTTTAAAAGGTTGGGATAATATCAACTTCATTAGAAAGATGAGTCCAGGAGCGGCGAAACAAGCATGGTTAAGAGGCGAGTTCAACTATATCAGAGAACCAGTTTCTAGACATATCAAAAACACTTTGCCTATGGTAGAAAGCGGTGAAGCAGTTAGATTATTCAACCATGGTTTGTTTACTATGAAAGGCTTCAAGGAAGATCCAAACTGGCCTGATACTCCAAGTATGACAAAACTTTACGAAGAAACATTTGGCGAGAAGCCAAGTGGCGATATCTATGACGCATATGTTTTAGCAACAGTGTGGAGAGAAGGTATGCAAAAAGGTTTGTATATGCATAAAGGGGCAAACACAAAACAAGTAACAAAGGCTTTTAAAAAGATGATGAAGAACAAAGAAAGCAGAGAATATCTTGAAAGTAAATTAGGACAATATCCAATGTACTTTGGAAAAGATGCTCACAAAGTTCTTGATAGACTTTACAGTTACGTTACAAAAGATTCACTTAAAGCATTAGTAGATTTTGCATCAGAAAAAATGCAATGGTCAACTGCTGTGTATGTTGAATCAAAAGCAAAATAATGGATATAGATAATTGTTTATATCTACATTTAGCAAGTTTAGGGGACGTTGTTCCCCTAGACTTCACAATAGACGTCAAAAAACTTAATACAGAATTAGAACAATACAAAGATGATTGGAAAAAATATCATCCAAGAAAAGTTGTGGACTTTGGTCGACAAGCATTACCATTAACTAGCCTAGATGGAGAACTTGCAGGAATTAATTTAGACAGTTTAAGAGAACACAACGCGGAACATAATACAAGTTATAAAGAACAAGACTTTAATATCAAAACATCAGTTGCAGAAAAACTTACAGCACTACATCCTTTGCTTGATTTGTTTGACACATTGGGTAGAAGCCATTTGATAAAATTAAGGAGAGGTGGTTACTTTCCGCCACACAGAGATGCAAAAATTTTAGATGCTGGTTGTTACAGAGTGTTAACAATGCTGGACAACTGCAAGTCAAAAGATCTTGTATTTTTATTAGGCGATCAAAGACTGCATATGGAGATTGGAAGACCTTATCTAGTAAACACAAGAAAACTACACACAGTATTCAGTTTCACTGATGAGTCTATTCAATGTGTTTTAAATATGCCCTTGACTGCTGAAAATTATTCGGCAGTAATTAAAAGACTCAAAGAAAAGTAATTAAACAAATAATCCTTTTATCCAATTAGATTCCTCGTCATCAACCCTGCTAGGTTTTTGTTTATTGAATATTTCTGTGACATTTGTCTCCCCTTTTATTTGTGGAGTTTGTTTACAGAAAGAAGAAATCAATAATGCTGTTTCTTGTGGTGTAATTTTTAATCTATAAGGTAGAGGTCTCCAGGCTGATAAAAATATATCATCAAGCAATAGTATTTTTTGTGTTTTAACATTTAAATTATTAATACTATCTGCATTGATAACAATTAAATTTAATGTAGCGTCATTTTCCAATGCATCAAACACTTTACTATTAAGAGAAGTATTCAATGGGTATGTTTTATCTGCACTTACAACTACGCAATCAATGAAGTGCTGATAAACATTTTCTAAAAAATATTCTGTACTTGCTTTGTTTTTACAAATAACAATATTTTTAATCGGTGTTATATTTGCTATGTGCTGGTATTCCAAGTCCACTTTTTGCATACTCCCACGGTATATTAGTCATTTCAGGCCAAGATGACCTATAAATGTTTTTGTCTTTGTTATTATAAAATTTTACACTACTTGGCAAATTAATGCAAGTATTGATGAAGTTATACTCTATGTAAGGGTGTATCCATTCTATTTCTCTATCTTGGCTGTAAGGATATAACCTAAAACAAGACTCATCTTTCAATCTACAAAACAGCAATCTATTAATCTTATCTGGATGTTCTTCAAAAGTTTTCAATTGATTTTTAAAATAATCAACACACTCTTGGTAAATGTCTGGCGACACAGGATTCATATATGCTAAAGGTTCTGATGTGACCGAACACAATCTTCTATAACTTCCACATATGTTTACGTGAAATCTTGCCATATCTTCAATGTTGTAACCTTTTTGTGCAAAGTATTGTAGTACAAATCTACTTTGCATATTACCAACACCTACTTCTCCGCTCCAACACAAATGATCTTGCAATCCTAATATTTGTATTGCTTTCTTTTTTGCTGAATAAGAATTTTCAATCCAGAAATCAAAGAGTTGTTCGTTTGTCTTTTCGTCAAATATTTTTCCACTGTATTCTATTGCAACAAATTGAACTTCTATACCTATTGCTTCGGCTATCCTTGTTACTGCTTCTTTTTCATTTGTTTTTGATTTAGCGGACCATAAACTAATAAATTTAAACTTATCCTGCAAATTTAATTTTTTAATTATATGAGCCAACGTTGCACTATCTTTTCCGCCACTTAAAAATAAAACATTCTTATCGCTACACTTATCAATAATATATTTTTCAAAATTATCACGTAATTCAGCAAAGTTTTCTGTAGTAATTTTATTATTCATCAAAGATTGAAATTGTTTGATTGAGTCAACACCATTTTTAATATGCACAATACAATCAGGTTGTACACGTTTGATATCATTATATTGTGTTCTATTGCTGACAGTGAACCCTCCAAGCATATCTCGTTCAAAGAAAAACTGTTCATTGCGTGATAGGTTTTGTTTTGGTAAGTCATAAAAATAAAAACTTGCTTCTTGATTTACTGAAATTAAGAAATTTTCTTGTTGGCTTTTATACCAAATTGGATAAGATCCAAAATGATCAGTAACCAAAAACATTTCGTCATCTCTTGAACATATTGCACCATAAACACCCTGTGGTTTTTTGCCTTGCTCTATGTCTGATACAAATTGTTCTGTTGAACAAGGAAAATTACCTCTATACTTTATGTTCCAATTTTTGTATTTTACTTCTATCATAGTCTTTTTAATACCCAACAATTTGGTCCAAACTCTACTCCCTCATCAAAAAAATCTCCCTGCTTTACAAATCCAAATTTTTCATAGGCCGGCAAAGCACTTTTTCTAGGCATACTCCATACTGCATCGCAGTTTTCTTTTTTTGCTTGTTTCTCTGTCATATCAAATAATATTTGTGCAACACCATCCCTTCTAAATTTAGGATCAACCCATATTCCCCTTGATCTATACAATCTATCTTTGGTTCTATGTCCGCTGTTTACTCCAACGATGTCTTGTTCGTGTTTTACTATGAAAAATGTAGGCTTGTACTTGTCATATATTGCCATATCAAAACCATCCAAATACTGCATTGAACTCATTTCCTTTATTGTGCTTTTACGATTGGGCCACAACTTTTCGTTCCAGATACCTTTTATATCCTGGAATGTTCCTAGTGATGTTTGGAAAATAATATTAGTCATAAAACATATTCCTATCTATTGTATCAAAAAAACCTACTCTAGGCACAGACCAAAGACGCATTGGATATTTTTTATCGAGTTTATTTTCTATAATTGTAAATCTTTTATCATTCCATATTTTAGTTTCTTTTTGCATTGACAAATACTTTGATTTATCTCCATAATTGTCCGTTTTTTCTCTATACAATAATTCCGGCCATTCGGCAAATTTCATTTCCATCGTGGTACACACACCTGTATTATTTTTTCCATAATTCAACAATGGATGAGTATACATACTTTTACTTAAATTCCAGGTACTGTTGAAAAAATAATATTGGCCTTTCTTTTTTCTTTCTTCCGCATATATTCTCCATACTACTTCACCAAAAAAGTGTACAATTAATCCTGTTTTGTCCCAATCGGGTCCAATATATTTTTCAGCACAGTATTTCGCTATACCACTATCTTTTTCTAATTCTCCTCCTCCAACAATAATAAATTGATCATCGGGTATTTTGTCCATCATTCCATTCATAATATAAAATCCCCTGCAAAAAAATCCAATCTTCTCTGTCCAATATTTCATTCTTTCCAAGGTGTCATAATATGTTGCGGTATAGCACACCCATTTGTATCCTAGTTCGTCGGCTATCTTTTTACTGATCTTTTTATATTCTTCTTGTTTGGGATATCCATAATCCTCATAATAAATTACAGCATCTTTTCCTGCCAACTTGGCCGCCCTTGCAACAATCTCGCTGTCGCCTCCACTTACAGGAATGGCCAATGTAGTATCGGGTAAAAGTTTTGCCGCTTCAATACATTCTTCTCTGAAACTTTTGCAAGGCGTTGTGTGTTCAGGTTTTGTAAATGTATAATCAAACTTTTCAACCTCTATTCCTTTGCTGATAAAATCCATTGGTTTAGCATACGGAACTCCATTAACTTTCCAACTTATATAATCAGGTAGTGTATCGTACTTAAATTCCATTTACTTTCCTTTTTGGTATTTTACTGTCTGCACTGGATACGCAAGTTTTTGTTACACAAACTTGGGGTTCAGAAAACAATTTGAAACCAGTTTCGATATTGCCCAGTGGTGTGTCATGACAACTATAACTCCTTTTTATACTGCCATCTGGTTCTCTTATAATAATTCCTTGATATCCTGAATTACATTTCCACCCTTTAAATTTATTAAAATTAAATGCATTAAATCTTTCTGCTTGATCCATATACCATTTCTTTCCTTTGCTATCCTCAAACTCTACTTGGAAATGTGCTGGTACTTTTTCTACATTTTTTACTGCTGTGTCCGGCAGTTTAAATTCTGGTTTAGGTCTTACAACAAATTTGTTTTTAACATCTGTGTATGCTCGTTGTGGCATTCCATTGTATAACTTATCCAACATTTCTTTTGTGTAACCGTCAACAACTTTACTTGCAGTTGGATCTGACTGAGGTTTTAATGTTACGTTGATACCTTGCTCGTGAAAAAACAATGCATTTTTATAATATTCATCAAATTTATCAGGCACCATAACCATATTAATTGTAACTTGTACATCGTGTTCTTGACACAAAACTAATTTGTCAGCAAGGTCCTGCAATTTTTGTGGTGTGTTCACGTGTTCGGTATGCAAACTTGCTGTTATACTTGCTCTATGAAAAGGTTTTGCATAATCAACATACGTTTGAAACCATTTGATAGGTCTAGAACAGTTACTTGTCATGTGTATAGATGTATAATTTGTGTTGGGCACATCATCGGCAAGATATTTTAAAATATCTAGATATCCAGGATGGAATGTTGGTTCTCCTCCCGACAAACTAAAGTGAAAACTGTTGAATCCGTTTTGTCTTGCTTGGCGTTTTATTTCGTCTATGGTTTTTAAACACAATTCTGTTGGTCTGTGATCTTTTTTATCGGATCTTGCATATGGCCAACAATATGAACATCTGTAATTACAAAATCTACCCAACAACCAACTCACAGTGAATATATCTCTGTATAAAAGATTACGTTGCCCTACCTTTACGATATCTTTAAAAGGTATTTTCGTAAAATCGTATTCGCTCCATTTTAATTTAGACATCAATTATTCCTTTGAGTTCGGGGTAATAGTCATATAGTTTTTGTGATCTATTTTTTTCAATTCTTTGCGTCCATTTTCTAAATTCTTCTAAATGTTTTTCTTTATTTTTTAAGGTTGGCTCACTTAAGGTATGGCATAACTTGTCAAAATTTATTCTATTCCATTCACCATAACTATCATTCCAATCTAACAGTGACAAATGCTCCTTTACCTTTTTAAATTCTTCAACATATTTTAATCTTACTTCCTGATCAATTAATGTGTGGTACATTGATGGTCTATTTTTGACGCTGTTGCAAGATAAAACTGCTCTGATATCATATTCATTAAAAAATGCATCAAAGAATTCCCAATATTCTATCCACTGTAAACAATTATAAACTGTCAAAGTTGGTAAAACAACTATAATCCATTTGTCTTTGAAAACTTTATCTGTAGGTTTTGGAGTTTCCGACGAACTTAAACGTGTAATTTGTTTTAATCCTTCTTCTATCTTGGCCCAGTTACTATGATATCTATGATATTCATTTTTCTTACCTATAGAATCTACACTACATCTTATTCGTCCACCTTTAAATTTTACTAACTTATCAACAACTTCTTTTGTTAAATTTTGTGTGTTTGTAACCAAACTTAGATGTATATTTTTTGCTATGTCTTTTTCGATACAATAATCCAATACATCTAAAACCTTTTTATCTACTAATGGCTCGCCTCCTCTAAACTCTAACTGATCAAAGTTTTCTAATTTGTCAATTATGTCAGTGATAGTTTTTGGTTGTATCCTCTTTGTGGAGTGACTGTCTAACGCCTCAATCTCCTGGTCCATTTCAGTATTGCTCCAATCTTTTTTTGAACTCCTGTACTCTTTTTCCCACATTGAACTAGAGAAAGGACCACACATTATACAAGCCTGATCACATTTAGTATCCATTCTTGTGTCTATATGCTTTAATTGTTCTACTTGTACTGTTCCGTCTGTTTCTACTTTTATTTTGTCATCTTCATAAAACATATTATGACGTATCCTAACCGATCTTACTCCAATACTTTGCTGATGTATACAATGTCCACAATGTTTTTGAAATCCTTCACGATTATCATTTAATAAATCTAATCTTAATTTTTTTAACTCTGGGGAATTAAATGCTTTTTCTATTCCATTTTCATCAGTAATTTGTATAGGTTTATTTTTATCGTCTTTGATATCTTGCTGAATAGAACTACAACAAGTCCTAAACGATCCATCACTTCTGATGTTAATGCCATGGAACGGAATTATGCAATATGGTTTACTCATTTTTTAAACACCTCATCAATGGTCTAACGCCAACTGGTTTATTATTATCTAATGCAAGATGGATCGCCTTTGTTGGTTGCAAATTAAAATCTTTGCATACTTGCTCATAAACGTCACCATACTTGTTCCACCAATAGTCAGGCCCAAATTTATTCATAAATTTTACACCCAGCCAAACCAATGATTCATTATTCATATTAAAATCGTTCATTATTGATACCGGGCCGTTCCAACGTTCTTTGCAATATCTAATACCAATTCTGTTTCCTGGTAACCCTAGTCCTTTACTCAAACTAAAAGCCGCACTTTTTATACATGGCTCGCTATAAGAGAACTTAATATCTCTACAACAGCCATACCAAGCAGAATCAATATGCACATTTACTTGTTTTTCATTACACACTTCTATAATTTTATTCATATCAGGGTGTACATCTCCGTAAAACGGAAAGGGCATACTCAATATTAAATCATCGCCTTGTACCAGTTCATCAAGTTTCCTAAATTTGCTATCTCCAAACAATCTCCAATGATACTTGTATTCATTTTCTAGTACAACACAGTTTTTCATAAGGTGTAAGTCATCTAAATAACCTGTTACTCCAATTACAATATCTCGATCCTTAAAATCATCTAATCCCGATACTTCATTTAATTTAGAAGATGTTATCCAAGTATGCATATCTTTTTTAAAGTCTTCCATAAGTTTGGCAGGATCTTTTGCAAAATTATCTCCCGAACTTAAAAGTTCCGTAATGTATTTCTGAATGGACTTATCGTACATAGTTTGCGGTCTATCATATTGTATCCATTCTCTTGTATACTGTCTTTTTACACTATCTCTCATTATATTACCAATCCTTTATATTTTTCTTCTAAATACTTTGGTTGTCTCAAATCCATAGGATCTGTGCATCTAAACTTTTTACATACCACCGGTTCAGTGGGTAATTGCACAGAGTCATCCATTGTGTAAATGTTTGCCAATGGACCACCTTGAAAACAATTTGCTATAAAGATATCTCCGTTGGGTGCAACTTTTAACAATGTAACTCCTGCATAACAGGTCCAACCTTTGAAACTTGTTTTGTATTCGTAGTTCAAACTGTTGTAGTGATATGACTCTTCTTTTACAGATCCATCTTCACCTTCCACAAAACCTAATAACCATTTCCTTTCCTCACTTACGTTTTCATACATTTTTTGTAATACATCTCTGTCATCTTCGCTGTACCAACGTTCTTCTCTTTTGTATAGTTCCGTTATATCATCTCTGTTTGTAACATCTGGAGCAACTTTTGTTTCTGTGTCTACATCTTTAACACTAGGTTTGGTTTTCCATTTGTAATTGCCTTTGTCTGTTTTAACTTTGCTTTCTGCAACAAACATATCTTTTTGAGGACGTATAACTCTGTGTTCAATTTTTTGTATTCCAAATTCTTTGAAATGTGCTGTCATATCTGCTATCTCTTTGTTGAATCCTGGCAATACCATGAAACGTGCAATAAATTGTTTGGGTTGTGTTTGTCCTAAATCCCACCCTTCTTTATCTGCAGGAATATTTTTATTCCATTCTCTTCTAAATGTTTCCAACTGTAATGCTTTTTCTGTAAAGTCATTTAACTTAGGTGTAATGTGTTCAAAGTGTAGACTGTATGTGATGTTGTCTACCAGTTCATACATCTTGTACATATATTCAATTGTTCTACTGCCGTTTGTACACACAGATATTTGATATTTTTTATCTTGCAGATATTCTAATAACTGCATAAAGTCTGGATTGAGTGTTGGTTCACCACCGGTCAAACTCCAGTGAATGTTTGTGCCATATCTCGCAACAATCTTATCTACAAAAATTTTCATTTTTTCAAAAGGCACGTGCTTTGAATAGTTGTCGTGTATAAAGTCAGCACAATAAGAACAAGCAAAGTTACATCTCTTACCAATGTACCAATCGATCATCATTGTTTTGAGTTTATTGTGCTTGTATTTTGTTGCAACTAATTTGCTCATTGTAACTCCTCGACTTTTAGATCCTTTTTCCAATACTGCTTTTGATTACAGTTATGAGCACAGGCAGTTGGTCCGCAATCTTTCCAACTATTCATTAATTTGCTGTCAAAAAACTTATCGTTCATTGCATCTTCTAGTGAAACGTCATCTAAATTATTTTTAAAATCTTTAAAATATTTTGTTTTCTTATCTACAATTTGCCATGAATGTACATAACAACACGGTAGTAATTTAAAATCATGAGTAATGTACATCATATTTTTCTTTAAAACTTTACAGTCTATTTGAATTGCTCCTGCAGATGCATTATGTCTAATTTTTTCTTGCTTTGTAATAGAAGGCGGCTCTGGAACTAGATCACCTATACCATCTAAGTCAACAAGTACATTATCACCTTTTTTATAATGTCTTACCGACGGCTCTTTTATAAATTTTTTGAAACCCATTTGTTTTGCTAATTGTTCTGCTTGTAACACCTGGTGTTCATTGTGTTTAAAGATAATATACTTCCATTCGGCTACACCTCCTGCAGAAATAAAGGTTTTTGCATTATCCATTATTTTTTTCCAATTAGTTCTTATTCTATAGATATGATTAGTGTCTTCCAACCCGTCGATGGAAAATGTAACTGATGAATTTTCATTTATTCTTGACATCTTTCCTAATTCCTGCCATACATCTTTGGCACGTAAACTTGCGTTAGTGTCCATATAAACAGCCTTTACACGTTCAACACAGTATCTAAATATTTTTACTATGTCAGGATTCATCATTGGATCGCCTCCCACACCACCAAAATAAAATACAACCTGTTTTGGATTTGGTAGTTGATCCACTAATTTTTTTATTTGCTCGTATGTTAAATGTCCTTTATCAAATCCAGGACGTTCCTTATCTGTGCCTGTAACTTGTCTAATACACACAGGACATCTGGCGTTGCAATGACTGGAAAGTTCTATTTCAAACTTTTTTACATCTTCTAGTTTTTGCCAACTAGGCATTGAACACCTCCTCCAAGTGTGGGAACACTTTTAACACATCTTGTTTTCTTTTTACATCTAAAACTTTTGTATATTCTAATAGTTCTTCATAAGAACCTTCGGTTGGTTGTTCTTTACTTTGTAAAGTCTGTATCAACACCTCAATATTATTATTAGATTCCTTATCATGTAGTTTTCCTACTATTGGTTTTAATTCTTTAATGGCCTTTTGTCTTAACTCCATAGGCACGTGTTCAATTCTCATTAGATTAGGATTTGTTACAGGATCCATTCTCCATCTTAAATTAGATAAACCGTGCTTTCTCACATAATCGTCAAACCAATTTATAAGTCTATGCATCGTACAACTATTAAAAACCATTACACTGCTAGATATCCATTGATTCCAATGACTGCCTAATTTTTTTGTAAGCAATAAATTTTTTTCTATAAGATCCCATCTGCTACCGTATCTGATATAATCGTTTTCTTCGGCAAAGGCATCAATAGAAACTCCTAACCAACCACTTTTAAATTTATCCCAGAGCTCTATGTGTCTTTCTTTTAAACTATGAATATTAGTGTGTACGTGAATATGAATATGTTCGTTGTGGCCTGACTCGACTATTTTTGTCAATAATGTCCAAAGTTGTTTATCAACTGTTGGTTCACCACCGTGTATTTCAATATATCTTATATCTGGCAATGATTCCCACAATTGATCTTTAAAGAAATCGTTGTCACCTAAGTATCCAAATTTTGAAAAGGCCTTTAGTGCAGTGTTTGTTTGAGACCTATATGCATCAGGTAGATCAGGAGTATACTTCGCAAACTCTTCTCTCATCTTACTACTAGTTTGTGGAATACACATACGACAGGCTTGATTACAAATACTGCTTAATCTTAATTCCCACCATGTTGGTAGTGTTTTCATATATCCGTCATTTTTATCTGCTTCTTCTACTAGATATTTGTTTTCCTCATAATATTGATCAATAGTTGCTGAACGTTTGCTGTGAGCTCCCATGGCATCTTCTTGATAACAGGTTTCGCAAAATTTAATATATTCTCCATTAATTTTTTTCTTTCTAAAATCACGCATAAAGTCACTGTTCCAAATATCTTTAATTTGGTCTTTTGTGAGATTCCAGTACTCTCCACCTGGTTGCATTAAATTTTCTGCAGTTCTGTCCTTTTTAAGAGGCACCATACCCATAACTTGACTGCAAGGTTTAACTTGTCCATTAGGCCTTGTGTTTAAAGTCATAAAAGGTAACATACAAAATTTAGGATTGCTTTTATAATCTTTCATTATAGTCCCATCCTTTTTACAAAATCTTCAGGCAACCATTTCTTGTCTGGCATATGAGGATCATTTAGTTTACCATCGTCGTCGAATGTCCATCTTTCGCTTTTAATTACGAAAAATTTAATACCTATATCTTTTGCTAATTGTTCCGCTTCCTCAACTTGATGTTGATTAAATTTAAAAACAATGAATTGCCATTGATTTTTTTTGAATCCCATTTCAGCACCTATCTTCATTGCCAAAATAGAATCATCGAATCTAGCATATTTTCTATACATATGAGCAGTGTCCTTTAACCCATCCACACCAAATATTACTTCATCGACTTCAGGATCCATTGCTCCATATAGATCTCGCCACCATTGCTCTGATTTTCCTGAGCCATTTGTGTGAAGCATTAGATGTAAATGTTCTACTTTTGAGTTTGTCCTAATATACTTTACAATATCTATAAAATGTGGATTATAAATTGCATCACCTATAGATCCACAAAAATTGTAATTCTTAAATTGCTTTCCGTCGCCAACCACTTTAGCAATATCTTCTACATTCACTTCGTCCATTAAAACTTCTCGTCTTTGCCCAACATTTGGTCCGTGTGTAATAAATCTTGAACATTTGCTACAACCTAATCTACATCTATGAGTGATATCAATTTGTATCTTATTATGTCCTTCAAATTTATTATCTTTATCATAAGGATTTGTTATCGTTTTTGCTTTTACTATTTTTTGCTTTAAATCTCCGTCCTTTATTTCTGTAAACTTTTCCGATGTAGATAGATCCTTTGGTCTTCTTGTATAACATTTTTTTACACATCTTTTAGGCAATTTTTGTATATCTTCATCTGTCAATACAGGTTTTTGCAAACTTGCAAAAAACTTTCTGTATAAGTCAGTTTCAAATACTGACTCCACAGAATCATGATTACTTAAATTTGTTTGGGGATCTCTTAACCAGTCTACGTGATTTATTGGCCATTCGTTTTCTTTCCGTCCACCTTCCCATTTTGGTGCGTTAGGTTCCCATCCATGGTCAGTGAAATAACAACAAGGTCTAACAAATTTGTCATGAGTAAGATAATAGGGTCTACCTTGTAAACACTTTGGTGCCCATACTTTATCGTTTTCTATCTTTGGTATAGTTCTTTTAACCATTAAAATAATCCTTTTGGCAAATTGTACCACTCTTTTACGTTTTCGTATAGTTCAGGACAAGTTGCTTTCCAGTCTGTTTTACGTATATCATCTAACTTATCCATGAAGTGAACCATATTGCTACGCCATTTTGTTAACATTTTTTCTTCATATTTTACTTTGTACATAAAGTTTTCAAATCTATCTAATATTATAATTGCATGACTATATTTTTGTTTCCACGTGGCACCTTTGCTTGAGCCATATAACTCTTCCCAATTTTCATTTTTCCATCTTTCTTTATATTCTGCAAAACGTTTTTTAATTTTTTCTTTAAAACTATCGGGCAAAATATTAATGTTCAAGTAAGACGGTCTGTGTACAGGGTGTGGTGTCATTAACGGTTGTTCTTCCCACGGACCTAATCTTGTGTAATTTGATTTTATAAAGTACTCTATAAAATCTGGTAGGTGCCATATATTAAGATTGCTGATAGAACTTGTTATATGCAACTGATACGTTCCTTCTGCTGAAATAAACTTTTTAAGGTTTTCTTCAATCTTCCACCATTTTGATGGAAATCTAATTAAGTTATTAGTATCACCAATACCATCTATACTAATTCCCATTAAAACAAGTTTGAAATGTTTCCAAATATTCCACGCCCTCTGTGGAACGTTTGTTATGTTGCTGTTATACTCTAACATAAGTTTTCCGGCCACTCCGTGATCAATACATTTTTGTAAGAAATCATAGTGTGCATCTATCATTAGAGGCTCTCCACCTACTATGTAAATTCTTCTAAATTGATCTATATGTTTGTAAATTTGATTCCAGATGTGTGGATCATCACTCCATTCATAAATGTTACTTGATGGTTGTAATTTTCCTTTTTTATTTTTTACTAATTCAATTTTTTGATGGCTGTCCATAAATGATTTATAACCCCAAATTTTATTGTAATCATCATACCATTGATTACTATCTGTAGGAGAACACATAACACATTTAAGATTACATAAATTTCCAAAACGTATATCTAAAAACGATACAGGAAAATCTTTGTTGTCAATAGAACCATCATCTTTTGTTAGTGCTTTGGCTTTTGTGTAACTAGGATATTCTTCGGCTGATGTTAATTCAGCAATCATAGATCTTTCATAAATGTTTCTTGACTTCATTCCGCTTTTGAATTCTCTTTCACATCTTAAACAAGCCTCTGGCCATTTGCCGTTTAACATATCTTTTCTAACACTTTTCATTCTATCACTGTTAACAACTTCCTGCCAAGATGCTTTGCTAACGTGTAGATTCTCTCCTTTTGAATCTTGTAGCATTCCTCTACTTTCACTAGAGTTACTGTGACAACATACTCTAAATGCTCCGTTACCTTTTACACTAACGTGAGTCCAAGGTAATACACACCAACTATCAGGAGCATTTTTGTTTGCTTCTATGTTCTTTTTATAATCGTCTATTGCCATAACTCTGCTATCTCCGGTAATGCTTTTTTCCATTGTGTTCCTCTAGATGTATCTAGATCATTTAAATAATTTTGTAATGTGCTTCCATACTTTTGCCAAGTGCTTTTCTTTTGCATATAATTCATATAAAATATTTTATTGTGTAATTCAATTGGTTCCCATTTATCAATAACTGTCTTTTTGAATTCATCTGGCAAGTTTTGTATACTCATATGTTGGGGAGTTTCAACCCAATCACCTAATTCAAATCTTATGTGTGGCCATCTTTTTACACTATAATTGTATGTTTCGGGTAAATGATATACATTTGTGTTATATGCTGTCCAATTAAAGTATGGTTCAATCAATCCTGTTGTTTCTATGCCTCCTGGCCTGTTAATTAATGAATGCAAATAATCCATATTTTTTTCAAAAACATTCCATTTTGTTGGAAATCTTATAAACTCTGCAACATCTTGTATTGCATCTAAACTAATACCCAATGTAACTCTTTTAAATTTTTTTAATTTATCAATTCTTTTTGGATTTAAAAGTGTTGCATTTGTTACATAAAATAATTCAATATGGAATTTATTATTATCATACATCCAATCCAATAAATCGTTGTGCTCTTTACTTGCAAAAGGTTCGCCCCCTAAAAAAGATAATTTTACAATGCTATCAACATTTTCTCTTATGTAACTCCAAATGGTTCCTTTTTCTGATATCCATTTGTTATCTATTCCGTAATTTTTTGTGTTTTCGTATTTGTTTAACATAATTTTATCTTCGTACCATTTAGAACTATTTCCTGTCCAACAGTGGATACATTTTAAATTACATATGTTACCAACTCTCACATCAATATGTTTTGGAGCAAAGTCTACGCTACCGTCTGCATTGGTTTGAGCTCTTGCTTTTTCAATATCAAATTTTTTTAAATTATTAATTTCTTGCCGTTTGCTCCATCCTCCCAAACTTTCTTGTTTGTAACATTTTTGACAGTTAGGATGTTGGACACCATTAAGCATATCACGTCTAATGCTTTTGAAATATTCACTATTCCATGCTTCTTCGATTGTTAGTTTACTTAAATTAGGTAATCTTCCTTTTTTTGTTGCTCCCGGACTACCTGTACTCCTTCCACAAGGCCTAGCAGATCCAGAAGGACTCATTCCCAAACTATACCACAACAGTTGACAAGCAACACCGTTTTTATCTTTTGTCATATCTATGTTCCTTTACTAGATCTTTGATTAAATGTAAGTAATCTTTGTCTTTAATTTTTGGTACTTTCAAATCCGTGTTATCTGTGCATCTATTTTTTGGACACACCACAGGTTCACTAGGTAAATTTATAGTCTCAGGTTTGTATAAATTTCCATGACTACCTCCTACGTGACAATTACCAATGTATATGTCCCCACTTGGATCAATTTTGATTGCTTTTGCTCCTCCATAACACAACCAACCTTTAAAATTATTCATTCTTTCAAAGTTAAGTTGATTGTAATGATAGTTTTTTTCAATAATTTTATTATCTTGCTTGTATAAAAATTTCAATTTCTTTTTGTTTTCTTTACTAAATTTTGTTTTGATAATTTCTTTTTCTTCTTCACTATAAAGTTTATCCTGTAGTGCTTTCAATTTTTCAAATTCTTTATCAGTAGAATATGTAAGTTCGCCGTCTTCTTTTCTTTCATTGTTTCCGTGTGGATATCTAATAACTCTATATTCAATATTTTTTACATTTGCCTTTTTAAATGCTTCTTCCATTTTCATAATAGTATCAAAGTGTTTAGGCCATACCATAAATCTTGTTATAATACTTTTTTCATTACCTTTTTCAGTTTGTGCTTTGGCCCAATGATAAAGTTTGGTTGCCTTTTCAATATACTCGTCTACCCTTTTACCTACATATTCTAAATGTAAACTTAAAGTAATATTATCTAAATTTTCAAATAGTTTTTCAAAGTATTCATATGTTCTGCTTCCGTTTGTTGTTAAACTTATATGTTTACAGCCTACTTCGTGTTTTATGTAATGACAAATTTTCATAAAATCTGGATTAACAGTCGGCTCTCCTCCTGATAAACTCCAAATTACATTTGTTCCATGTTTTTCTGTAATAATATCTACAAATTTTTTCATATTATCATACGTGACGTGTTTTGAATAATTGTCGTGCAAGTACGATGGACAATAAGTGCAATCAAAATTACACCTTCTGCCTACATACCAGTCTACAGAGAACCACCCTGTATCGTTATGTCTAAAAAATTCTGCAACTGCTTCCATTATTCGTCTTTAATCCTTATTTTGTCTAAACAAATTTCACTTATATTAACATCGATGGGTTGTTTTATTAACCACTGTACTACATCAGCAACGTAATCTACAGATAATTTTTTCATTGTTGGATGTTTTTTATCTTGTGCTGGTGTGTGTATATGTCCTGGTGAAATGTAAGTTGTTTTAAAACCTGAATAATCGTCTCCGGATACTATTTGACTTAATCCTCTCATATATGCTCTCAAGGCTTTTTTGTCTGTTGGATACAACCACGTACTTGCTTTTACTGGTGTATCAGCACTTGATCCAAAGGCTATCAAGTATCCGTTGTGTTTATTTTCTTTCCATACTTTAGCAACTTCTTGTACCAAAGTTGTTTGATGGAACTTCCATAAAGAACTGACACTTATGAATATATCATACTCGAGGCTTATTTGTGCTAATTCACGTTGTCTTTTGTATAGTGTTAGATCTAACTGCAATCCATTTGACCTACAACAGAAAGTTGCATCAGGAAAAACTTTTGCCAATGCTTTCGCCACTCCATATTCAGGATTACCCGCGATTAAAATTTTAGACATTAGTTTTCTCCTTTAGATTTATGTCAATTTTGTTTTTTCCAATTATACTTGAAAATTCATATTCTTCTCCGCACGTTCTAGCACAGGCAGTTAGTCTCGGAATAGCATCACTCTGCTTTCCTTTCCAACTTGAACAAAAACTTTCCTTAAAATACTCGTGATTTAAAATTTTATCAAACGAGTTGTGTCTTAAACTATTAAAATCCCATCCGTAATAATCTAAAATTTTGTGTAATTCTGAACGTTGTTGATTTTTACCAAAATGGTACATTCCACTTGCTACCCAGTTGCAAGGCCATACCCTCGAATGAAAATCAACAAATAGTTTGCCAATCGGCTTTGCTTTGCATTTGATCACCGTAGAATCAAAATATTTTTCCCAACTACCGTATTTGTCTATAATATTTTTTCCTTGTTCTAAACTTTTGGGTCTAAATTTATTTTCTTTTGCCAAACCTAAAACATACTTGCTTTTACGTGTTGTAACTTTTTTTGAATCATCTATATCTTTATTTTCTTGATAGTTTAATTCGTCTATGAATCTGCTGGTTAGTTTAAAACGAATATTGTTAAATCCAATACTTTGTGCTATATTTTTTGCTTCATCTACTTGATGTTCGTTATGTCCAAACACGAGATAGTCCCACCTTGCGTTTCCTCCGGCATCTATAAATGCTTTTGCGTTGTTCATTATTAGTTTCCATTTTGCGTTTACTCTGTACTTGTGATTTGTATCCTCTAAACCGTCTATGCTAAAAGCAACTTTATTATTAGGATTATTACCCAAGATTTTAGCAAGTTGCGTCCACCAGTCTGCGTTACGTACTGATCCATTTGTGTTTATAATAATCCTTCCGTTAAAATCTTTATGATTTACAATATATTCTAGTGCAGGCATAAACGTTTTACTGACACCAACTTCTCCGTAGTTCCCACAAAAGTTGATTCTTTCTAAGTTTTTTACACACGGTTCTATCATTTTTTGATAATCTTCCACTGTTAATTCTGTTATAGGCAAGTCAGGTATGGTGCCTCCTTTATAAGTTCTTGCACACTGCGGACATCTTAAATTACAATCACTATTATGATCTATCTGTATATCCCTAACCTCGTCTAAATTTAAATAATGCATTAATCTAACAATCTCCCAAATTCCGGTATTACTTTAGCAAAATCTTCACCTCGTCTTTGATCTAGTTTGCCGGTGTAATCTTTAAAAGCATCTCCATACAGATGCCAATTATCTTGACTCATTGTATATTTCACTAGATAATCCCAATTTTCTTGTTGTCTTTTTGTTGGTGCATCCACTAACTTTTTTGCAACAATTTCCTTTGCCCACTGCGGTAACGTGGTGCAACTTATATATTTTGGATTTAAACAGTGAGTATGATTTATCCACGCACCATTATCAAACTTATCACGATAATGTTTGTTCATCATATCTGCCCACCACCGTGTTATGTTTGGTACATCTAAAACATTCATTAAAGTTATTGTGGGTCTCGTACCAACATGAACATTCATATCTTTACTCAACCTCATTAATGTTTCAACAACTTTTTCAACTTGCGTCCATTTTGTTGGATAACGTTGGTATTCTATTACGGGACCTACTCCGTCTATACTTGTAGCAAATTCAACTTTTCTAAACTTACTCCAAAGTTCAATTAATTTTTTTGAAGGCATAACAGTACAGTTTGTTGAATAATTTAAATACACTTCTTTCGCTCTACCCATAGCAACAATTCTTTCCAATATCTCTCTGTACTCAGGAATTAGGAAAGGTTCACCGCCCGTCATTTTAATGTGTCTTATTGTTGGCAATACTGAATTTAATTTGTCAATGTCTATAACATTGTCTTTATTACTCTGAGCAATTACTTCATCTATTTGATTGTCTGTAATTTTTGCTTGATTATACTTGAATCCAATCACGTGTCTTTTTACTGCTTTCCAGTCTTTATACCAATTGGTGCTAAAATATGGACCACACATTCTACAACTTAAATTACATCTATTACTAAAACTTAATTCAAGCCAAGTAATTTTTGGCTTTGACATATCTAAATCTTTGTGTAAATCTCCAATGTCTGGTAGTGTTCTATTATAGTTCTGTCTAATGCTTAATCTTTTTCCGCCATCCTCTTCTTGCCAACACTTAACACAACCTTTGTGTCTTATTCCATTGGCCAAATCTTTTCTCACCTCGTCTTGATGTTTTCCTAAAAATACATCTTCTAAACTATCTTTGCCTTTGATAGATTTTTTAGTGTCTGGTGGCATAACAAACCTACAACAAGGTTTTATATTTCCATCAGGTCCTATAAATTGATGATTCCATGCAATACTACAAAAAGTGTCAGCCATTATAATATATCCTTGAATATTGGGAAAACTTTTAAAAATTTGTCATCCCATCCACGTTGTTTGTTAAGAAGATTAATCCATTCTTTAGTTTGTGGTAATCTTTCACTCCAATCCTCTGCCATCATAAAGTTAATAACACCTTTGAAACGTTTTAATCCATATGTTGCTTTTAAAAACTCATCTTTTGATATGCCTGCTTCTTTTACTCCAGTAAACCTTTCCCAATTTTCGTCAATCCAAGGATAGAATTCATTTTCATATTTGTCTTTTATCTGCTGTTTTACATTTTGAGGTAAAACTTTAACATTTAATTGAGGAGGCCAATATGCAAAGTGACTGTTTATTCCTCCAGCACCTAATGGCCATTTGTTTAATTTTTTAAATCCTTGATCAATTTTCCACTGCGTAAATTCTGGAAGGTATGCTATATTAAGTGCCATTATTGTTGTTGCTGTTGTTATTTCAATTTGCGGTGCAGTGTTATCTAATATGTGGAATACTTCTTCTTGTCTTGCCCATTTAGAAGGATATCTAATGTAATCATTTTGTTCTCCTAATGCATCAATAGAATAATGAAATCTTACTCTTTTAAATTCATTCCATAGATCAAAAAGATCATCTCTCCACTCCACAGCATTTGAATTATATCTTAATTCCATATTTTTTGCGTGACCTCGTTTAATACACTCTTCTAATAATTCATAATGTTCGTCAATGATTAGTGCTTCACCTCCAGCAAAATACAATTGATACATATTAGGTATTTGATCCATAAGATCATTCCAAAATTTTGGATTATTTTTATGCCAGTTATAACTAGCACCAAAGTCTTTACCTTTGTTATGCCAAGAAGATGTTGTTTTTAATTTTTCATTTTGTATTGTAGGATGTATTTGTTGCCATTCTTTTATCCAACCAGATGAATCATGAGGAGAACACATTACACAGGCCAATTGACATTTACTTCCTAAACGTAAATCAATATATCTAATTTTTGGAGGTATAGAGCCGTCTTCTTTTGTTTGCCCAATCATATCATCTAGTGTGTATCTTCTCAACCAGTATTCAGTTTCCCAGTTTCTTTTACTGTAATGACCTGCGTCTTCTTCTTTGTAACATTTTAAACAAGGTGCAGGTTTTTCTCCACGCAACATCATTTTTCTTACATTACGCATATATGAACCATTCCATGCCTCTTCTAATGTTGTTGTGTTAAAGTTTGCCGGTTTGCCGTCCTCTCTTTTTACAACACCTACCTGGCCTCCTCCAACTTTTTTGTTCGAGTCAGGGTCTTGTACAGAACTTGCATTTGACGTACAACAAGTTCTCATACTGCCGTCTGGTCTACTGCTTAAATGCATCCACGGTAACGCACAAAAAGTATTCGAAGGTAATTTTCTACTCATACTGTGACCCCACTACATCAAATTGTTTTGAACATTTCATTGCACAAACTTTTAATCTTCCTTCTCTGCAACCTTTTATATTCCAACTTTCCTCAATGCTTTCAAATATTCCTGAATCAAACACTCCTTCTAATCCAACTTTTAAAGCATTCAAAGAATCTTTTCCTCCTGCTTTGTCTATATGACCCCAAATTTGTTCTACTCGAGGATCAGGTTGCCACCATTTGTACATTCTACCTGCTGTCCAACAGCAAGGCATCACTACTCCTTCAGCACTGACATATAAACTTCCTGTTTCTGCAACTCTACATTGAATACCAACTTGATCATAAAACTTATCCATGGTACCGTATTCTTTTAATATATTGTTCTGTTTTAATAATGCTGGATTTTGTAAATTTTTACTGGACGGTTCTTTTAACAAAGTAGTCTTACTACCTTTTCTGTTAACTGCTTGGTGGCTATCTTTTTTCTCTGATGTGTGTCCTGTTATAAATCTTGAACTTTTCTTTGCGATGAATTTTTCGAATCCCCATTTTTTACTTAATTCTCTTGCTTCTTCTACTTGGTGTTCATTAAAATCAAATACCAGATAGTCCCAACGTGCTCTTCCTCCAGCACCTATGAAAGCATCCATAGATCTTTTTACTTTGCTCCATTGTACATTTTGTCTATATAAGTGATTTGTGTCTTCCAGTCCATCAACACTAAAAATAACAAGTCCGTTTTTTCCTAATGTTTTGGCTAATTCTGCCCACCACTCTGGTTCTCTTGCACCTGCGTTTGTGTTCATACTCAACCACATATTTTTATTGTGTTCTCTAAAGTATTGATATGTTTCTAATGTATGCTCTGCAATAATAGGATCTCCTAGGTTACCGCACAGTTGCGTTGCTGTTAATTGTTTAATAAATGTTGGACTAAAAATTTCTTTAATGTGTTCTATTTTTAATTCATCTAAATTAATATGAGGATTTAAAGCGCCGCCATTTTGATTCCTGTCGCACATCGGACAAGCGGCTTGGCATTTCTGCGTGATTTCTAGATGAATTTGTTTTATATCTTCCAGTTTATACATAAAATTACAAGTTATTATAATAGTATCCTAGCGGATAAATCTATTTTTTTACTCGTGTGTATTTATTCTTCAATAATGAGCTTTATGTCTTTACCAGGCCCTTTTTTACTGGGTAGATCTCCATACTTGTTAACGTAGTCTTTAATGATTGCTTTGTACCATTGCTGACTATCATGATGAGCCAATTTATTGTACTTAGAAAGATTGTTGTTTGTGGCACTAAAACATTTTATTGCTTTAGCACATTCAATTTGTAATTGTCGCAGTTTTAAATTATCTAATTCCAATTCGCATATACCTTGTGTATTTTATTAAGTCTAAAGTTCCGTTGTACAAACATTTTGTCATTGGTGTTTGTGTTTCAAACTCTTCCAAATCCTTTGCACAGTTAACGTGTTCCTCCAATTGGTCGTAATTATTTGATTGCATTACAACTAATTTTCCTTTAGGAATTTTAGCATACCAATCTTTAAAATTATGTATATGTTCGCAACTTGTATTAATTACTGTGTCGCAAATATCTGTTAATGTTACATCCTGATTTTCTGTTTTACTCCAAGCATTATAAGTATGCGGTTGGTCAAAAGTAATTTTATGAATGTCTTGCGTAACTGCTTTGAATTTCCATTGCTCTTTAACTTTATTTCTGTTTATTGTATCGGCTATCTGCCAACAAGTTTCGTCTATATCAAAACTTCTTATTTTTTTTATACTACACGTACTATCAAAAAGCATTGCCGCAAGTGTACCATACCAACCGGCACACAAAAATATTGTGCCAAGTCCTAAAAATTGATTTTCACTTATATTTTCTAATTCTTTAACAAGCCATCTTTTACTTTTAAGTTGTCCAATGGAAAATGCATCGGAAAAATCTGCGTCAAAATGATCAACTGCGTTTCTTAAACGTAAAAATAATTTGTTGCCTGTCAGTAATTCTAATCTACCGTACAAATCTTTATCGTCTATGTAATTAATTTTGCTCATTGAATCTTTCTTGTAACCAATTAAAATCATTTATTTTTTTAAGTGCATCTGTGTTTCCAATATTTGCTGTGCCATACTCTCTTCCTTGTTTTGCACCTGCTACACAATAGTCGCCAAATTCTCCGTCGTCTACTGTACACCATACATCTAGTCTATCTTCGGTTTCTGTGTCCTTTTGCCTATCTATAACTTTACTGGATAACTTAACGCATTCTCTGAATGCACTCTTCCAGGTATTAAAAGGATCTGTATTGAATTCAGTTAAGTTGGATACTTCTGGCATAGATCTAAAACGTGGACTTATGCTTGTTGTCATATCGGTGGATGTAACATCTTGATCTATTGTCATTTGTCTTGGAAATAATTTTACACCGCCGTATCCATATAGTAGTCCATTAATAGGATTTTTACATTTCCACACGTGGACTATATCTTCATCC